TGCAAATAAAAAGAATGGTTTAGCCCAAGGGTTCTGTTGGAATACAGAGTTTAGGTTAGCAGCAAATCCTTTTAGATCCTGTGTTAGTGTAACTTCTTTACGTGCAAACTGTGCAGCTTTATCAGTAAGCCCACCGTCCGCATCAAATATATCACGATAGAAAAAGTCTTCGTAGTTACGTATTAGCTGTGGTGATATGTCATCAAAGGCTGTAATCTTACCAGCGTTCATCTGGTCCATAGCTGATATAAGAGCTTTTTCTCTCATACGAACTCTACCTAGTATGTATGCAAACGCATCGTCAGTTGCAGCCATCACTTTTGTAGAGTATGTAAGAAAACTATTGTTATTCATCTGGCGTGCCATGTTAGCCATTCTAAAGGCAGCCTTATCTCCAGCTGTAGCACGATCACTTTCTGACCATCTACGTAATATTTCCCAGTTAGCGTCGCCTTGTGTATACTCAGCAAATCTGGTTTTTATAGTTGCTATATCACCAGACCAATAAGAATTTAGTCTTGTTTTAAATAGCTCAAACGACTCAGGTATAGCTTCCATCATAGCGTTCATAGATGCCAAGCCTGTACGTATAGTTCTAACGTCACCAGTAAAAGGAAAGCGTATAATACCACCTAAAGTCTGGTTCATAGGACGTAAGAATGTATGTGCAGCTGTACCTATTATAGCTCGCATCGGTGTCTTAGGAGAGCTAAGTACACTGTGTGTAAATACACCTTGTAGTTCTCTTATAAGTGCACCAGCCTGTGCTTTACCTTCGATCTCACCACCTTTTATCATCTTTCTAGCCCATGCGTCAAAGTCATCTAGACTATTAACTGTTTGCATAGATGAGAAAGCTTCAAACAATGCCATCAATAGTTCATCACTATCGTCTCCGTCAGCTATATCAAGTATAGTCTGTATAGACTCACGAGTATCAGCCATTTCTTGTGTAAGAGTTCTTCTTAAATAGTTCTTCTTTACACCAGCACCAAGTTCTCTAAAGTTTTGTGACTTAACAATTCTGGCTTTTTTAGCTTCTGTTAGTGCTAAAAACATAGTATCTCGTATAGCTTGTAGTGGACCATCAGTGTCTGCTAGATCTACAAAGTTAGATAATTCTCTACCAGCAATACCTAAATCACGAACTTGTTGCAACAATGTACCTACTATCATATCTGCTACTACAACATATTTACTTGTAATAGTTTCTAGGCTGTCTACAGTATTACCATCTATATCAGTAATTGAGTAGGCATCAGTAGCTTGGAATAATTCGTCTAAGTATTCTCTAGGACTCATGTCAGCTGCGTTTCTACCTAATGTAATACGTTGATGTGCAGCAATAGCATCACCAAATACTTCAACTAAAGTAAGTCTGTCTTTTTTGATCTGGTCAATAATAGCTTGATATTTGTTATTACTATATAATTTACGTAATACTTCATCAGCTACTTCTTCTGTTAGACCGGCATTTTCAGCTGCTCTCTGTCTTTGTACTGCTGGTATAACATTACCAGCTGCACCGTCTTCTGAACCCCAATCTTCACGCACTTTTTTCTGCATTTCCCATACATCATATGGGTCATCTACGGATAACTCAGCACCTTGTGAAGCATCTGATAGATTAGAGTTTTTAGCAGCTCTAAATCTTGATTCGTTTTCTCTTAATTGTTGTATACCTTTTGCTAGCTTCTCATTCTTTACACTATTCTGTCGGTTAGCTATCTTAGCTCTTGCTCCACGACTACCTCTGCCTATAAGCATAGTAGCACCGTCGAATATAAGACCTATACCCATACCTTCTACGATGTTTTTTACCTTCATCATAATAGGATGGTCAGCGTCTTTTGTTGACAATGGTGTATCTACCCAACCATAATGGTCACGCATAGATCCTAAAGCATTATGTCCGTCTGACTCTTTGGATACTAAGTCAGATACAGCACCGATACCGGCTGCTCGTATAAGACTTGGAGCACCAAGTAGTTTAGTTGCGGCTGTACCTACTAATGGTACGCCAGCTACAGCTAGTCCTTTTGCACCTAAAACAGTTGCACCGGCTAATGTACCAAAGTGTACAACACCTCTAGCTAGTTTACCCCACCATGTTTTTGTAATGATAGGATTGCCACCACCACCGAGAGGGTCAAACTCTGGTTGGTAGTAGCCTTTTTCTTCTCTTTCTCTTTGCATCTCTCCAGAGATCGCATCCATTGTGCGTTCTGGAAAGGTAGTTATAGATGATGCAGTGTCCTGTATACCCCCTGATACAATAGATCCGAGTTCTTTTACAAAACCTTTGACACCCCAGTTTTCTTGATCTCTAGGATCTTCCAGATCATCTGATTCCTGTTGGATTTCATTTTCATAATCTGTTACAGAGTCAGCTACTTGCTGTTGTTCTGCTATTGTTTGTTCTAGACTACCTAGTTCGCTGGGCTTATCGTCTTCATCTATAGGACCCGGATTGTATGAATCCATTAAAATATCTCCAAAAAGTATGAATCCAGTAATTCTGGACTCAGTGTATAAGGTAGGTTATGTACATCAACCTCTGTATCAAATACTCCTTCCATATCTAAATCATTAAGATTAGATATTTCAGCAGATCCAAAGCTTAAAGTGTTATTAATCATAGCATCTCTCATGTTTTTTGCTCTGATGATGCGTTGTTGATTTTCTACATTTAAGGGATCTTTACTATAATCTAAACCAGATAGTTTTTCTATTTCTGGATCAGCGATAATAGCAGGGCTAATCTTGTACTGTCCAAAGCCGTTAAAACCATAACCATATTTTGTACTTTGTGTTAAAGTATCATTTATCGGTATATTCTCAAAGTTTAGTACTGCTTTGTTTGTATCTGACTGGCTACCAAACTGTAGGTTTTTAGTTTTACGTACAAAATTATCAAAAAATTTAAAGAACCCACCATCATCATCACTCTGCATTTCAAATATAGCTCTTTGAGTTTTGACGGCAGATGGCATGTAAGATAACATCTTGGTTATTCTAGCATTGTTCATTTCTTTTCTTAAATAACCACCTTCTACTAATAATTTTTGCTCAGTGTCATAGCCTAGTGCTCCTAGTCTAGCGTGCATTAAATCCGCAGCTGTTGTAAATCTTAGATGTTTACTAGCCTCTATGTAGTATTGAGGTATACGACCACCGTTTGCATACTGGACTAACTCATTGACTGGTTCACCTGTATGTGGTGTTTCTTTATTTAGCCACTCATTTTTTGTGTCCTTATTAGCTAACTGCTGACCAGCTTCATAGGCATATAAACTTTGTTTGTATTCAAAACCACCTCTTTTTAACTCTTCATTATTAGTACCATCAAAGTATCTACCGCTACCAGTTACATAGTAATCACCAAAAGTAGTGTTACCACCGCCTCTAAGTTGTTTAGATCCTTCTGGTACTAAGTCTAATTTTTTCTTAACTTCTTCAAAAGCGTTTTGTAAAGCTACTTTTACAGGCTGATCTTTACCAATTCCATCAAGAAAAAGGTCGTTAAAGTGCTCTGTAGCATTACCTATAATAACAGAAGATTTTAAATTACCTGTAGCTGTTGTACTTGTTATACCTACAGTAGATTTAATATAGGTATCTAAGTTACCTTTTATAACCTTGTATTCTTTTTGGTTATTCTTGATAGGCTCGTGAGCTTTATAGTAATCTTCGGCTTCTTTTTTATAGCCGGGGTCACGTATAGTTTTAATTAACTCTTCTGCCTCTTTAAAAAATCCTTCG